AAGATTTTTATCAAACGTAGCTAACGGAACTCCACCGCTACAAGTGACATCAATTACCCAAGTAGCTAATCTTAATGTTGCTACTTCTGGATCAGTAGTAAACGGTAATTCAAATGTAAATATTCCTGCTGCAAATGGTAATGTTAATATTAGTGCTGTTGGTAATGCGAACATACTGGTCGTCACTGGAACTGGCGCCAACATTACTGGCACACTAACCGTAACTGGTAATGCTAACGTTGGTAACTTAGGTGCTTCGTTACTAACCGGTACATTAACAACAGCAGCACAACCAAACGTTACATCAGTAGGCACTTTAACATCACTTGCGGTTACTGGTAATATCACATCAGGTAACGTTTATGCTAACTCAGGCACTATTGGTGCCCAGTTATTAACCGGTACATTAACTACTGCTGCACAACCTAATGTTACTTCAGTTGGTACATTAACTAGTCTAACTGTAACCGGTAACGTTATATCAGGTAACGTTTATGCTAACTCAGGTACTGTAGGTGCCCAGTTATTAACCGGTACATTAACTACTGCTGCACAACCAAACGTTACATCAGTAGGTACATTAACATCACTTGCAGTAACTGGTAATATTACTAGTGCTAACATTACTACTTCTACTCATGTAATTAGAAGTGTTGCAACAGCAATTAGTGCTGCCGGTACAGTGCAAGGTGATGCAACAGCATTAGCAAAAGATATTAATATAGTTTCTACAGTAAGCGCAGGACAGGGTGTGAGATTACCAACAGCGGTAGCAGGTATGGTTATTATTGTAAATAATACAAGTGCTACAAGTTTGAACGTTTATCCATCTACTAGCGCCGCGATTAACTCTTTAGCAACAAATGCAGCATATACACACATAGCATCAGCTAGTTTACAGTACTATGCTATAAGTGCTACTCAGTGGTATACTGTAGGCGCAACTTACTCATAAATAAAATAATAGGAAAATAAAATGTCAACATATGTTTTTAACACAAGTAACGCAAGCGTTACAACTTCTGCTAATATAGCAACTGATAGAGTAAGAATTGCTACGGTAGAATCTATTCTTTATGCTGTTGGTTTCCCCAATACTGCAGGTACTGGTAATATCACTGCTGCTACTAATACTGTTAACGTAACTGGAAATGGTACTAGCTTTACTACTCAGTTAAATGAAGGATATTGGATAGGAAATGCTACTGGAGCGACAGTAGGTATAGTATCTGCTATCGCAAATAATACAAGTCTAACCCTAACTGCTAATGCTACTGTAGCTATCAGTGATGATGCGTTTACATATTCTCCATATGGAGTTCCGTATGTAGACGATGTACTTGATCCTTCAAGCTGCCCAACTGCAAGTGGTATTATACCTGCTAATACTATTGTAAATACTGTTATCGTGGGTCAAGGAAATGTAGTAACTTTTACAAGCGTAGGTGCAAATAGTGTATTAAGTATTACAGAATTAGGCATGCCACATGCTAACACTGGCACAACTGGATACTGATTTTAATCTGTTAAGATAAATAGTTTTAATATTCTCATAGGGAGAATTTACGTAGATTTTAATACGTACCGGCTAAAACCCGGATCACAATGGAGAAAAATCATGGGCAGACCCCTAAAAATCGCTAAAGCGCAAGCAGTAATCACACTAACTGATACAGCAGCAGCAACAGACATCGTAACAACTTCAGCTAACTTAACAACTCTTGGTATTATTGCAGGTATGCCTTTTATTCCAGCAACTACTGTAGGCGGTTTAACCGGCGGCGTAACTTATTTTATATTAGAAGTACTATCTGCAACAACATTTACAGTTTCAGCAACAGAGTTATCAGCAAACCCTACATATAGCAAAGTTGATCTTTCTGCTACATCAGGGCAAACTGTTGCTTTATCAGTAGGCGTAGTTGACGGATACTTCAACAACCCAACTGGTGGGACTGGTTATCCAGCTACTAACGCAAATACTTACTCAGTAGTAGGTGGTAACACTGCAATATTTGGAAAACAAGTATTAGCTAACGTTGCTCTTGGCGTTAACGGTACAGGTACATTATATGCATATGATACAAGTAATGTTGTTGGTGGTATAGGAACCGACCTAGCTAATATCGCTGCTGACTCAGTAATTCAGTATGTTGATTCAACAGGCGGTTTAATAACTTTAGGTTATGTAGATACGGCTACCGGTATTACTACGGTAGCAATCACAAACGCTACTGCTACTGGAAACTTTTTAACTACTTCAGGAAATGCTCAAACATTATATGCTAATCTTCCGGTAACTTTAAATGCTAATATCGGCGGGTTAACAGCAGGAACTAATTACTTTGTTAAAGCTATTCCAAACGCTGCTGCATTTACTGTTTCAGTAACGGCTGGCGGAGCAAACGTTGCATTAACTGATGCAACCGCTGCTTCTAATGCTTTACAAGATACAACTTTGTTAGCTGCTAACGCAACTGCAAACATATCAGGAGCTTCATACATTTATGCAACTCCAGAAGCAGGCTACATTGTTCGTCAAAAAGGCAAGCAAAAGTACTTAGTAAAAGGAACTTCAAGCGGATTAATAGGACAATGTTTTACTGCTAACGTTGCTAACACTGCTATGTTGCCAAACACTATGACTATTACTGCTACATACGCTAACTCAGGCACAGTTAAAGTTCAAAGCTTGAGCGATCACACTGCTGAATTGTTTAGTTCAACATCTGGTCCGGTAGCTACAGGTAATATTGTTCTTGCAAATGCTGATCCAGCGTTTGGTACGTTTAATAACGCTGCTGCTGCAAATGCTACAGATGGTCAGCCTTACCCGATCGTAACTATCGGTAATGCGTAATAAATCATGAGTTCATCTACGCAGCAATTAAAACAAGCAGAAACAGAAATTGCCGTACTTCAGGTTAGATTTACCAACCTAGATGAAAAAATAGATGATCTTAAAACAGATGTAAACAGTATTCGTGAAGACATAAAAGAAAGTTCTGAAACAGCTACCAAGCTAATAAAAGATTTTCAAGCTGACAATATTGCTTCACATAAAGAAATGTCTGGAAAAATATCTGAGTTAGAAAAGTGGAAATGGATGATCATGGGAGCCGGATTAGTTATCGGCTCTTTGGGTTCATTTGTTTTAAGTATTATATTCAGTTGAATTAAAAAACGGCTCTTAGAGCCGTTTTTCTTTTAACGCTTTTAATTTATCTTGTACTAAATCAAAATTTATCGTAGAAAACAATCCGGGATGTAAAGGTTTTGGATACTGATCATTGCCTACCCGAGCATAACCTATATGCTCATAGTTTAACTCGGGTATAAATTCTTTTTCAACTTCACTATAAAAAGTATGGTATATAAAATCATTATTTACAAATTTTTGAATAGGTATAAGTTTGAAACCATTAATATCTACATTCATTTCTTCTAAACACTCACGAGTTAAACCTGTTAAAAGAGTTTCGTCTTTTTCTATACCCCCACCCGGAATACTCCAACTTGGATTTCGTGCGTCTGATCTAAGTAAATAAAGATATCTGTCAGTTGATGTACTATAAAAGAAAATTCCAGCTGCTTGTTTCATTGTTAGATTACTACGGACCAGTCTCCCTGATCATACCAACCTTCTACTGACTTCATCCAAGTACCGTCTACAAATCTATACTGAACGCCTGTTGTTATGTTGGTTACAAATTCAACATCTT